AATTCATTAAGGATCTCAATTAACTAACTTGGGAGCCTTACTCAACATGAGGCTCCCACTTTAAAACTTTACCATCATGAAATCAAACCTTTTACCCAGCTTATTCTTCATTCCTTCCTACAACATGGAATACACCGTACCTGGTACCAAACATGATCTCAATCCCGATCTCCTCCCCGAGGACTGGAGATGCTACTCAGGTTACATCGAAGTACGGGATGCCAATGCCCTTGCTTCTCTCCAGACTGCAATGGCTGAACTCCACGAGATTCTCCAACGCCCTCTCGGAGACGATGACTTCTTCGATTACGTCCCCGATTTCATCAATCAGATCCTTGCTCTTGCCTCAACCCAGGGCATCCAGGTCTGGAACGATATAGTAGGACGAATCACTCATCTCACTGAACAGCACTTCAGAATCTATCCTTCCGATTGCCAGAAGGAATTCGAAGACTCCATCGGAACGGATCAGACTCGTAACATGACCCTTTGGCATCTGGCAACCTTCTCCATGATGCTCAAGCACAACCAAGAAGCAATCATTAAATAATTACCGCTATGCTTACTAAGAACATTCAGAAACAGATTAACCAGATACTTACCCAAGCATCTGCCGATGCCTACAACTTATACTCAGACATCGTTACCGAATCGCAATTGGCTAACCCAAGCGACCTGGAATATCTCCACGGCAAGATCAACGATATTGCTGCTGCCTATCACGAAGCACTCGAACTCTATCAGAAACATCTCCATAATACATAAACCTTGAATCTAATGGGGTTCATTTGCCCTGGGCTTCTCTCCCAGGGCTTTTTCGTGAGGTGATCCAAATAGACCATTAATGGCCATAGCGGCGTGGTTTTTTATATTAGCCGGAATTTGAGCCTCTGGGTGTTAGCATTGGGATCCCTTGATGGCCCCAGGGAAGTGGGGAATTGAAGGCCTTCAATTCCTACCGTTTAGGGCCCTGGCTTTTTACCCGGAGGAACCCCTGAGGCAATCGGCAGAAATCCATCCTCAACACCTGGGGCTCCAGATCCGCACCATATTAAAAATAAATAGTCAGATAATTTGCTATCTAAAATAATCTTCGTACCTTTGTATAGAGATAATAAATTTATTTATTCATTTAATACTTTATAATATGATAGAATCAGTTAGAGTAAAAATCGAAAGTGAGCGCAAGGACGATTTATTTAAAAATCACTTGCAATCCATTGAACACTACCTCAACTTGCATCAAGTTCCGGTATCTACTAAGAAACGAATCCTCATCGTTTATCAGTCCTGCATCAACACTGATAACATCGAGGATATCTACTACTATCCTATAGAACAGATCGTTAACACATTATTCAACTTCATCTAATTCATTATCATCATGAAGACAATTTACATTTCACATTGCTGCTACTCCCTCAAGGGAAAGGACACTACCGAAGAGAATTACGATTTCAATCTCTCTGCTAATTCAATGGACGAATTGGTTGCCAAGGTACAGAAGGTCTACGAAGACAAATACCTTAATCACGACATGCAACTGGATACTACTCCACTCAGCATTCCTAGAGACTCCATCTCCTGGGACTGGAAGGTAACTCTGCACTTCGGCTCTGCATTCCTCTTCGGCCCTCACTGCAATTATGACATCTACTGCAATGCCTACGAAATACCCGAATAATTAACCTCAAGGGAGGGACTCCACATCCCTCCCACTTAAAACAATAAACATCATGGATACTAAGAACTTTATCTTCTCATTAATCGCTATCATTCTCTCCTGCATCTTTACAGGACTGGCGGTACATGAACATTGCCAAAAGATCTACACTAGAGATCTTCACTCCTACGAGGAATACTACCGAACTACGGAAGCACTCCTTGATTCAATTTCCACTTGGCAACCAGGATTCGAAAACATCGAAGAATCCGATGCCTACCAGGAATATACCTACAACAGAGAATCATTAGTTAACAATTTCTAAATTCGCTACCAATATGAAGAACAAGGACTTTATTATCTCAGCAATCTGCACGGTAATCACATTAGCTTACCTTTACGTTGCAGCTTGGGTTTTACTCTAACCCTCTGCCCCCAACCCCTAACCGGGAAGGGGGCTTCTTTGTTTGTGTACCCAAAGTATACGGTTGATGGCCCCTAATGATACGAATATTAATTATAGCTCACAACCTGGGGGACTTTTTCGCTTCAGACCTATCCTGGCTGGGCACCCTGGTTCAATTGGGGCAAAGGGCTTTTACCGTTGATGGCCCCGATCTAAATCCACCCTGGCTTTCATAGTGGCACCTTAGATTATAAGGGTATAATTTATATATACCACCGCAGATATCCCTCTAGAATATTCGGCAGGAGCAATTCCTTATATGCCTAACTCCTGAGAGGCTAACTGCAGTCGCACTTGGCTAACCCAAGTCAAACCTCGCTAACTATGGTGCAAGCAAGGATACGAATAGTAATTAAGCTGACTATGGAGCCCCGATTCCCGCGGGAGTGGCCCCAGGGTTAAGCTCGGTGAACCATTGATGGCCCCACTTCCAAATCTCTTTTCAGTCGGTGCATGGCCCACCAGGACGGACCAAGATACGAATAGTATTATAGCGGAGTAGCGCAGTCGGTGGAGTTCGTGGATTATTATATAGGGAAATTTTTAAGATTTAAGAATTAAGAATAAAAATGTAAATTTACACTTAAAATATAGGGTCTGCAAACTTTTAATAAATTTTATATTTTTAGATATTGTATTTTTCAAAAATTAAATTTTGAGGATATTTTTTCTTAAAAAATGTATTTTTCAAACCCAAAAAATAAGAAAAATAGGGTTTTTTCTTAAAAATTCTAAATAAAAAAACCTATATATAGAAAAAGTACGTAACTTTGCATTGTAATTCAGTGGGATTACTTAAAACATGACTTATTTAGCAAAACTTAATATAAGTGTTCTACCTTTGTAAATGTAGTCTTATAAGGATAGAATTAATTAAAGTGACTACAAAGTTATTTATTTTAAATTTTGTAATATGACAAAATTAGATGAAATCTTTGCTAAAAGCAAAGAAAAAACCCAATCCCTGTTAATTACGGGAAAGGGTACGAGAGAAACAATCTACAAAGAAGAGTTGTTTAATGAATTAAGTGATAAACAAAAAAAAGTTTATCGCAAAAGAGTACGTAACTATGTAAACAATTTATTTACTTCTATCATTACTTTTAATGATAGCAAACAAAGTGACAAGGTTACTAAATTAGTAAATGAATTCAATTCATTCTACAAGTCTACTTACAAAGTAAATGATTATTCATTTGCAAGCGTAGCAAGTGAAAACACTAAAGACAAGGAAACAATTAATAAAGCTTTGTCTATTGTAAAAACTACTTTAAAGATTAAGTAGAATAATTCAAGGGTCTAACTACTTATTTAAGTAGGTGCAAAGTACTGAAAACAATCAGGGAGTTTTTCTCTGATTGTTTTCTTTATATGTTTTCAAGTTTTAATCTTTTAATCTTTAAAGATATGATAATAGAAAAAGATTATTTATTACAAATAGATATGTATTGTAAACGTTTAAAAGAATGTTTAGATAATAGTATTTTTTACGCTTATAGATATGATTATAGATATAACAATATATCTAATATCTTAAGCCGTATCTACAAAGAAAACAATCCCTATTTAATTGAAAAAGTTTATAGTGATTTATATCTTATTTGCGCTCCAATTATTAAGCATATAAACACTATTATTTTAGAATGTGGTTTAGATAGTGACGTAATTAAAGATATGAATTTACTTAATGTATTTAATTACGTCACTAAAAACTATTATAAACGTAATTTAAAAGATTTACGATATATTAAAATAACAAAGTTATAATATATAACTCCCCAACTTAATAAGGGATAACTTTAAAAGTTATCCCTTATTTTTTTTGTCCCTTTGGGATATTTGAGCATACCGTACCCCCCTTTAACTACCCCACGATTTTGCATCCTACGTTAAGGGGATCCTGAGAATCCGAGAATCCCGAACCTCCGAATCCGAGAGCCCCTAAAAATATACCCCAAACCCCTTGTTCATATACATTAAGGGGATCCTCAGTCCGAATAGGGATCCCCACTTATAAACACAGAAAAAGACCCTGGGTGCACTCTTCCCAGGGTCTCTGACAAGATCAGGGATTTTCCCAAACCCCTTGCCCTCAAACAACACTAGTATGAAAATCTTAACATCTTAGTTAATGACAGCATCGATGGATGAACCTTACCTGTGGATTCATAGAATCTTAGATCTAAAAAGGCCCTCCATTGGGATATAGTTCCAGTCATTACAATTTCCGTTTTCAAGGATAATGGCAAAACCTCTCTAGCTATCTCTGGAAGCAATCCTTGCTCCAACATAAAGGTGTAAGCCTCTTCTGCTTTATGCCAAACGTCTAGAAGTATTCCCTTTTGGATCCCCGATAATTCGATATCTGGATAAATGAACTGCATACCTCCAGATTTCTCTTTAGTATAATTCACATATCTGGTAGACTCCTGTGCGAAGGAAAATACCCGATGCCTTACCAATTCGTTAGCGATTGCCCTAGTAGTGATAATGCGTTGTGTATATCTGGGTTCGAAATACTTTTTATCGAAGGGCCTAAGAAACTTCCCTATATTTTTCAATTCCCAGGTGTCGATCTTATTATCTAGGATTACCCTCAGGTTGGTAGTGATGTAATATACATATTCGATGCCCTCAACTTCTCGGTTGATGTGACTGAAGGGTTGCTGCTTAATGAACTTGGTCAGTGGCCCATTCTTGTAGCGATCATATCTCTGCATCTCCTTGTGAGTGATCCTAAGATATAAGGTACCATGTTCGAGCATAGCTAAATGCCCATTATCTACCATACGTTTTACGAACTTGAGGCATGAATCCTCAGTGATCAGGTTCTCGGATTTGTAGCAAGTGCGACCTGCTCTTTCGATTTGCTTGTAGATGCCCTTGATGCCATCTTGCTGGATTATGGGCTCTGCGGATTGTCTTACAATGTTCATCTGTGTATCTCTATTTCAATTTTAAAATCTCTTTGCGTAGCGACTCCCATATAAAGGTCTCGGATAGCCTTAGCCACCTTCTCTGCGATCTTCTCATTGGTGAAGTAATTACCTACTTCCCAATGCCAGTTATCTATGGAGACATAAGCTTCTCGGGTGTATCGTACTTCTCCCAGAGAATCTACATAATAGTAGTAGTTATCCTTCGGTAACCGTTGCTCCCGGTTCTGCTGGATGATATGGATTAATATTCCATCTGGCTCCTTCCTATGGAAAAGCCTGGAAAGCCAGGATCTCTTTTTCGGGGGTTGTTCGGGGTAACCTCCTTTAGTCATGTTATTTAGGATCCCCGCCGTTGCTGCGAATGTTGGTATTAAGTTCATATGATTTCAATATTGGTTCAAATAATGCAGTAAGAAATACTTTAGCAGCTTTCCTATTATCTCCAAACTCGGAATCGGCTAGCTGCTTAATGCAAAGGGAAAGGACGATTATTACCTCAGTATTTGGCACGTCCTCTAAATTTCTAAGGCCATCCTCGATAGCCTGCTTTGCCATTTGTTCATATCTGGCTCTCTGTTCTTCTAGTGATTTCTCCATTGCGCATAATGTTTTCTGGTTGATAAATAATCTACTTCATCTACATGGGATAAAGCCTCCTTCTCGAAGGATATCTCATGGTAGGCTTTATCTAGATCGAAGTAGTGAGCTGCATGGATCAGATACTCTACCCAATAGATAAGGTAGAATCCAATATAAAGCAGCTCCTTCATCTGTGCAGTGTGTATACTCTCATGGTTGATGGTTTTCCAACCAATCACGGCATTTGGTCTACAGAAGAGGAACCCAAATATATTCACTGCCTTGAATCCCTTGAAAGGGAATATCTTATTTCTTACGATTACCATGACTTAACAATTTCTCAGTTATAACATGAATAACAAATATCGGGGTCAAAAGCCATACCCTAAGGAAAGTGAACAACATGTTTCGTTGTATACCAAACTCTTCAATTACTCCCGGCAGCAGAAAGAATGCTAATGGGAGTGACATTATATAAATAATAAGTAATGCTATCATCTTCTATTCTTTTGTCTTGATGCCTTTTGAGCACGTTTCTTATTCCGAGCCTTCTGCTTCTGCTTATGAGAGCGGAAATCCTGATTAATAACTCTCTGAGTGTAGGGTCCCATATGGTCCCTTATTCCATCAAATGCGTTATACAGCGAATAATATCCGTTAACCAAACTACCTATACTTCTCATCTTCTTTTCTTGTTTTTCTTGATTTTAACTTCTGCTAGAGGAGTTTCTTCCTCTTGATTATTATTCTCTTCGTTTTTTACTATCGGTTGCTCTAGCACTCGTTTGAGATTTGCCCTTTCCTCCTCTGTTAAAGGTTCATCTTCCATGGCTTTAGCAATATGACCGCAGATATTAATGAGATCCTCTTGCATGGATTCTGACCAACGGTCCCAGGGTAAGCTATCGGCCTTCTTCAGGATTCCATTATTGAGATTGAAAAGGTAATTAGTGATCCGTTTTTTTGACATAATTGCCTTGTAAAGTTGATGAGTTTTGGCATCGAGCTTCCGAATTACGTAGTCTCTCTTGGGTAAAACCGACTTAGTGGGGTTCAACTTAGCAAAATTACCATCGATTCCAGGTATAAGTTCGATAGTTGCGTTGTTGGAGAGCAATGCAGAGTCGGATTTGACCTCAATTACTTCTTCAATGTTGAAGTTACTGTAGCCATCATAGTAGAAAATCTTGGTTCCTACCTTCAGATTAGCTTCATTGTTTGACGTTTTTTCTTTTTTCATATCTTTATTTTTAAAATGTATGCAAATATAAGAATTTATTTTGTAAAATTGTATTTTTCTATAAACTCTTTCATTAAAAGCGGTGGACAGGTGATGTCGACCTTAGCTTTAGAGGTATTTTCAGAGAGATGTTCGATCTGAATGAAGTCCTCGTAGGTGATAAAGAAGGCATTATTTCGAAACTTGGGTCTCCATCTCAGAGGAATTTTACCTTGATGCGTGAGTCTGCTGTCAATAATCAGTTGACCGCTGCCATCCTTGTTTAATTTGAGTACGAATACTGCTCCATCGTATCCAATTATTTTGGGGGTTTTCCTTGCGTAGTAGTGACTCCCATCAATTATTAAAGGAATTAAATCCCGGGAAGTTCTATCTTGCTCTAGCTTTGCTTGCCAGAATCCGCAATTAAAGCAGGTATGATGTTCTTCCATGTTAGATCGGATCTCTCCCCAAACATATTGTTCGGGATCATCCATTGTACCGCAAATACTGCATTTATGTTCCATATTTTCTGGGTTTTTAGTTCAAATTTCTATAGTTTTCTACTAGCTTGGGTATGCTTATGTAGCAAGACTCACAGGCCTTGTATAAACCTATTAATATATAAATATGGAAACAAAGGATAAAGAAGCTATCATCAAGATAGCAAAAGAGTTTGAAATTGAGCCTGCTGCTCTGTTAGCAGTCAAGCAAGTTGAAACAGGTAATACTACTGGGTTCTTATCTGATAAAGATAGGAGACCAGTAATTCTCTTTGAGGGTCATATCTTTTATAAGTATTACAATGGTAGACATCCGGATGTAGATAAGAAGACTATGTGCCAGGATTACCCTTATATTTACTACCCTAGATGGACAAAAAAATTTTACGGGACTCCCAAAAGGGAACATGAGAGACTCGAGTTAGCGAGTGAGTTAGATAGAGAAGCTGCTTTGATGTCTGCAAGTTGGGGACTCTTCCAGATCATGGGCTTCAACTATGACAAGTGTGGTTGTAGCAATATCCAAGCATTTGTTAATGGAATGTACTTAACCACTGAAAGTCAGGTCAGATTAGCTTGTACATTTCTTAAAAATTCTAAATTAATACCAGTTATCAATAGTCATGACTGGGCTACGTTCGCTAAAAAGTATAATGGTCCTGGACAAATTAACATTTATTCACAAAAGTTAATGAACGCTTATAATAACTTCAAAGACAAGATCTAATGGATAATAAAAAAATTAAACATTTTAAGGTATTAGGTATAGCTGCAGGACAGGGCGCTTTACTTTACCCATTTCTCAACCAGAAAAATTGTACCCTCTTAGGTAACGTAGAACCAAGATCGGTATTCCACACTCCCAAAGAACAGCAGTGGAAATTAAACTTTGGAGATATTCCTTTCAGTCGTAAGTTAAACTTAGATGAAAGCATTAAACCCAATGTAATTGTAAGTTCTCCGGACTGTGGTGCCTCATCAGTAATGCGTCTATCCAAGGTCAAGCAGCTTGGTAATCCGGAAAAGAATGAGTCCCTTAACCTTGTGATTGAAGGAATCCTCTACTACAGACCCAAAGTATTTCTGATCGAGAACCTCCCGAGGTTGCTTAGCTTAGTTCCCAGGGCTTTCTTTGAGGAAACCTTTAAAGATTATGACCTTGTATTTCATGAAGCCAGTGTAAGCCAGTTCGGTAATTCCCAGGTATCTCGGAAAAGGTTGGTTATCATTGGAATTAAAAAGAAGACTTCTAGAGTTTCTAAAAATCAGTTTAAAAGGGTTTTCTTAGTAAACACCCCAAAAGTCTCTAGAGAGTGCTTAAAACCTGCCTATTTGAAGGGAAAAAATACTAACTACATGATTCCTTTGAATAAAACTTTGGCGATGTACGATTATCGGAAGCTCCCTGAAAAGAAGAACTTGACCGTGGAAGAGATACATAAGCTCTGGAATACTGATTTCAAAAATGAAAAGAAGTGGCCTATCAAAACTGCAAAGATGTCTACACTCCCAGGAGTTTATCGATTAGAAGCCGACAAGGCTCCATTAACTGTAAGGCCAGCAGATAGACAATTCCGACCCGATGGCTATCCCTTGGGTACTGAGGATTTTAAATCTCTGATGGGGTTCCCTGATTCTTATCGGATCTTCATGGATGAAGGTAATTACCTGTACTGGTTGAATAAATCCAGGTATACCCTCTGTAAGGGTTCAGTATATGAGGTTGGAGAATGGTTCCTTAGGTGTTTATTAATATAATATATTATTTTATTTAACATTTAAAACATTTAGCCAGGCTATTAGCGTATTAGACCAGCATAAAGCATATTGCCTATATCCATAATCCCTCTATCATGTCTTAAGAGACAAAAGAGAGAAGGAAAATATAATACTACGTATTATATGAAAGGTTTTTTGACAAAGTTGGGGAGTTTGATGGTACCTAAATTCCCGTAGGACAGGAAGTTAGAACTGAATTTACAATTGAAAAAGTGATAAAACGGATTTACACAAATTCTCCCCGCTCCTGAAAATGAGGGAGTTAGGAGGAAATCTTGGCGAGGAGAGGCAAACCCCAGAGCCACATTTTAAGGAAATCTAGTTAACTATTGTGAAATGTAATCACTAAATTTATCACAATGAGACTAGTAAACAAACAACTTAGAAACGTAAGCCAGGATCTGGTTAATCGGTTCGCTAAAAGAATTATGGTATTAAGTTCCAAAATACCTTCTGAGGTATTTAAGCTAAGATTTATCGAAACAAAGAACTGTGTTTCTTTGAGAGTAGATTTTGATAAAAAGAGTTTAACCGGAGATGACAATCACATTATCAATGAAGTATTTAAAACCTTTCCATTCGATAAAGAACAGAATTGTCCTTCGGACAAAGAATAAGATCCTCAACAAGTTCGGATCTTATTCAGAAAAGTTGTTAAGATCATGAACATAAGATTATGAACAAGAAATTTTTAATCATAGTAATTCTAGGATTATCCCTTGGAACTATTTACCAATGGACAGTTATTAGGACTTTGAAAGTAGAGGAAAGGCAGAGATCAACGAAACACAGGGTCGACACTGTATACATCTCCAAGCCTTTTGAATTATCAAAGAGTCTCAAAGAAACTGAGTCTCCTTCGAAGGTTTCAATCTATAACAGAACGAAGCTGGACAGAGCGGATGGAGGAGATTTAGGAGTAGGAGATTCCATAATTCAAGTTTCATTGAAGAGTAACAAACTTGATCTCTCCTTCTATAACCCGGTAGACTCAATCGTAAAAACGGCCACTTACGATATAGATCTAACTCGTTATAGATACCTCTACAATCAAGGCTCATTAACCAAACAGAAGATATCGGCAATCAATACAGTCAAGTTTATACCATACTTATCTGCTAGGTACAGACCTTTTAACCAATCCTACGAGATGAGTGGAGGCTTATCCATAACCTCTCGCCATTTCACTTATTCCGTAGGGTTGGTAGGTCAGTACCAAAAAGACCTATCTTCTAAACTACAAAAAGATTTAGAACTCTCCATCACTTATAACTTTTAAATTCAATCTCAAAATCAATCGCTATGGCTAAGTTAGAAACTAACCATGCAACTCTTACTAAAGAGGAATTGGCAACCCTGGCTGCAGTAGTTAAGGATCCGTTCCTCTTTAGTACGTTTGTGTATGTTATTCATCCAGTAAGAGGTAAGGTACACTTTAATCTGTATCCATACCAGAAATCTGTTCTATATCAGTTTCTTAAAAACCGATTCAATATCATCCTTAAGTTCAGACAGGCAGGAATCACGGAGCTTATCTCCCTATACTGCTTATGGCTTACGATGTACCACCCAAACAAGAAAGTAAACATTATTTCTATCAAGGACACCACTGCTAAAAAGGTACTTAAGAAAATTAAGTATATGTATAAGAATCTACCCTGGTATCTTCAAACTCCAATTACTAATGGTAGAACTGGAGAATATGGTTCCACGAGTATGATCGAGTTCAACAATGGTTCCTTCATTGAGTCAATCCCTACTTCCTCAGAAGCTGGTCGTTCAGAATCCCTTTCCCTTTTGGTAATCGACGAAGCAGCTATTGTAAGATGGGCTAATCAGATTTGGGCATCTGCATTCCCCACATTGTCCTGTCTAACAGGGAGTTACAAGGTTTTTTATAAAAAATCTATTAAACTTCCCCGTACTAAAAATAAATACCGGGATAGGATTCGTACTATCAGCATGGAGGAGATAGGCCCTAAGAAAAAGGGTGTTAAGGATTTATATGATGAGAAATTATACACTCTTACTCACAAAGGAGAATGGAAACGAATTCTCTGGTCACAAAATAAAGGTAAGATGGAAACTTACTTATTAAAAGACTCTAAGGATAATACTATTGAATGTACCCCTCATCATAGGTTCTTAACAGTTAATGGTTGGAAAAAAGCCAAAGATATCATTGATGAAAACCTGGAAGTTATACAGATAGATCTTGGTATGGATAAGATAATTAATCCTCCTATTACTGTATTACCCAAAGAAGAAGTAATTAAACCAATTAATGGCTTTCCTAGATTTTTTGTATCTAATTTAGGTAGAGTACTTAGAAAATCTCCAAATGGAGAACTAGCAGAAGTTAAACAGCATATAAATCAAAGGTTTTATTATGATGTGGGACTTACTAGGGATGGTAAAACTTATACTAAGAAAGTATCTCGATTGGTAGCTGAAGCTTTCTTAGGACCCATTCCGGAAGGGTATTTTGTTGATCATATTGATTGTGATAAATCTCATAACTATGTTACTAATCTTCAGATTATAACTAATTCTGAGAATATATCTAGAGCTTATAACTTTTCGGTGGGAGCTAAATTGTCAAGTATAGTGGGTAAAATTAATCCCATAGTACATGGCTTAATTTTACACCTACACAATACTCATCCAGAACTTTCTCATTATAAGTTAGCAGAGATTTTATTTAGTAGGTATGGTATTAATATATCCCGTAAAACTGTAGGTAATACTATTAACTCGACTCCAGTATATCTATCTAAGTTAACCTTATTAGAGAAAAGGTTTGATACCATTTATGATATTCATGTTGAGGATGATCATAGTTATATTTCAACAAATAATTACATCAATCATAACACGGGTGGATCAGCTATCATCAACTCCACGCCCTACGGATTAGCTAACTGGTATCATGCTACTTGGGTTGATGCTATTGCTGGTGGAAATAATTTTAACGCCATTCGATTATATTGGCGAATGCACCCTGAACGTGATGATGATTGGTATGCTACCATGTCCAAAGCCCTGGGCCCAAAACGAACTGCCCAGGAGATCGATGGTGACTTCTTGGGATCAGGTAATTCAGTATTCGACCTTACCGATATTAAAGCTATCGAGGACTGCCTATCGGATTATCCTCCCATAAAGAAAAGATTCAATGGTCAGTATCTTGAGTTCACCGAACCTCAACCAGATGAGGAATATTATATTGGGGGTGACGTTGCTACTGGTAGATCTGCCGACTACTCGGCTATGGCTTGTATGAATAAACAAGGAGAGGAACATGCTTGTTACAAAGGTAGAATGCCTGTGGATCAATTTGCTAGACTTCTTGGCGATACTGGTACACATTATAATTATGCTACCATTGCACCAGAGACTAATGATATTGGTTTGGCAGTTACCTCTTTCCTTCAGACTGAGGGTTACCCCAAATTATATTTCTACCAGAAGATGATTAAACAAAAGGGTAAGACCCGTCCAGACGTCGACAAGAGCCCTGGATGGTTAACCACCAATAAGAATAGATCTGTAATTATTGACGCTCTAGAAAACGATATAAGAAACGGAAACGTAACTATAAAGGATCCATTCTTTGTTCATGAGGCTTATACCTTCATTTATGATTCTTTGGGTAGACCCGTAGCAATGGGTAAGCATAAAACCAACTCCGATGGTTCTGATGAGCTTGATACTCAAGTATATTCAGATGATGATATTATGGCAACAGCCATAACCAATCACATTCGAAAAGGTAAAGCTAACATAATTGTAACACCAAAATGAAAAATCCATTCACAAATTGGGGGTTCTTCAAAAAGAAGGACCCCCCTAAGAAAGAGGAATTTAACCGAAACATATCTGGTATTTCACCAGGTAGAGTTTCGGTTCCTGATGATTCTAGCATTCTCTCATCCTTACAGGGTCAGTCTAGTATGGTAACTCCTTCCTTCCGTAAAGAAGTTATCCCTCTTATTAGAAACCTCTACAAGGTTAATCCTGATATGAGCATCGCTCTCCAGGATATGTTTAAGTTGGCAAATACTGGACACGAAGTAACCTTCCCCAATAACACAGATGAGGAAGCAGATAAGATGAGGGATCACCTTAAGAAGGCTACCAAAAGATGGTCAATGTATACAGCGGGAATCGATGGCTTGGTAAACAAGATGATCGTTCAGCTGTTCATTGGTGGAGCTATCTCAGTGGAGGGTGTACCCAACAATGATCTTGATGGAATCAGTACTATCCTATTCATCAAACCTGAGGATATTATCTTCAAGAGAGATGCCGAAGGAGTATATCATCCCTACCAAGTCAATCATCACTGGAACGGTGATAATAAACCAAATTACATAGAGTTAAACACTGATACCTATGTATACTCGGGGATGTACAATGATACTGATGAACCTTACGGAATACCTCCTTTCATGGCAGCTTTGGATTCTCTGAAATCCCAGCAGGATATGAAGGTTAACTTCAAACAGATCATGGAGATGGTAGGTATGGTGGGTTTCCTTGAAGCTAAGATGGCTAAGCCAGACCAGAGAGCTAATGAATCTACTGGAGCTTATGAGGCAAGACTCAATCGTATGCTACGAACTCTTAAAACTAATCTGAAGGAGGGTATGAGGGATGGAGTGGTAACTGGTTACATTGATGACCATGAATTCACTCTCAACTCTACCACTAAGGAGTTAGCTAATCTCAATGTACCCTGGGATATGAACCAGCAGTCTGTAGCTAATGGCTTGGGAATCAATGGTTCTATCATTGGTACTGGAGATGCAACGGAGGCTTCAACTGGAGTACACCTTTCAAAGATGATCTCCCAGTTAAGCAATATTCAGGACATTGTTGCTTATGTTCTTGACTTCTTATATTCTCTGGAATTACGTCTAGCTGGCTTTAACAATAAAGGTATTACTATTAACTGGGCAACTACCACAGTTACTGATGATGTCAAAGTTCAACAGGCAAGACAGTATAAGATCCAGAATCTTGATCTGCTTTACAAGGCTGGTATTATTTCTCAATATCAGTATGCTTGGGAAATGGGTTATGATGCTCCCGATGAGGATGAACCCAGAATCTCACTTGAGGATCAGAATGGTGTAAACAACGATCCTCAGGAGGTTACTAAGAAGAAGCAGAGACAGGATGATAAGAATCAATCAGCAAGAAGATCTCGGGCTAAGACTAACCCTAATCCTTCACGGGGTGATAATAACTCAAAACCCACATAAGTTATGCCAAAAAATTTCGTTACAAAAAGAAACAAGGAGAACCTGGACTCATTAGTAATCGGGTCTGGGCACTCCATTATGGCAGGATATATTCCTCCTTCCATTCCTCGGGAGGCATTTGTAGAGAATTTCTATAAATGGCATAAGACTACACCTGAAACCATTAGCCAGTTTGGCTTCTGGGGTGGTGAAATTGATTATAACACCTATTATCCTAATCTGTCTGCTGAAGAGCTTACACCTAAGGATGAGGAGTTTATCGAACCTATGTTCCGATTGCTTTCTGCTACAATTGTATCTAAAAACTGGAATCCCACAGACTTTGGCCAAAACGGAGTATTAAAGGCTTCCATGAAAATGCTTTTAGGTCAAACAGTAAATTGTGATCACGAAACAAATATTGGTAATGCGATTGGAGCTGTTAGCCATGTGGTTTGGCAGGATGCTTACAAGGATGGGAATTTTACAATACCCGCAGGTATTAATGGAATCCTCAAAATTGATGGTAAGGCTAATCCTCGTATTGCTAGAGGAATTTTAATGGAGCCTCCCTCCATCCATTCTAACTCAGTTACCGTACAATTCAAATGGGATAAATCCCATCCCCAGATGGAAGATAACGAGTTCTACCAAAAGTTAGGTACCTATGATTCAAAGGGTAACATGGTTCGTAGAATGGTTACCGAAGTAGTTCGCTACTTGGAAACCTCCCTGGTATCACATGGTGCTGATTCTTTTGCTCAGAAGGTTGGAGAAGATGGTAAAATTATTAATCCCGACTTTGCTAAACGGACCTGGTCATCTTATGAAGAGTACCGAGATGATAAGTCAAAAGGTTACTTCTTTGCTGATTACAAATCTGATATGCAATTAAGCGATACTCCACAAATTACTATTAACCAAGAGGACAAATTAATAAACAATAATCAAAACCAAATGAACGAACTCGAACTTTTCATCGAGTCCCTCTTCTCCAACGGTATGTTGGTACTGGGTGAGGGACAGGAGAGAAACAAAGAAAATGCTCTCTCCGCTTTGAAAGCAGTAGTCTCGGAACGTGATCAACTGAAGGCAACCAATGCTTCTTTGGTAACGGAGAAAACTTCACTCACGGAACAGATTACTAATCTGAACGCAAAGGTTGCTAGTCTCCAGGATATGGCAACAGTAGGTACTAACCACATTGCTTCTCTTAGAGAAACTACGGTGGCTAATTACAAGAAGCTTAAGGGTGACCAGGTGGATGAAACCATCGTGACCATGCTTAATGCAGAAACTACTGGACTGGTAACTCTTATCTCTCTGAACAAGGATTATGAGGCTCAGCTCAATGAGAAATTCCCTCTCACTTGTTCTAAGTGTGGTAGCCACGAAGTAAGTCGTGCTTCTTCGGTAAAGGAACCTGAAGTTCAGCAGAACCAGGCTAAGACTGAGGAGGAAGATGTAATGGCTAACCTCTATCGTAGTAAATTGAATCCGAAAAAGAACTAAAAATTAAATCATTATGTTGGAAGAAACTCCTTTGACACTGGTTGGTCAGCAGACCCCCAGAGCGGTGATTTATAAAAGTGAATCACACAAACTGCATCAAGCATTTAGTGTTAAAAGTGGCGACACAGTAGTAAAGGGTCAGCCGGTTAAACTGAATGAAGATGGTACTATTTCTCCTTACACTGGTACTGGTATTTACCTGGGCCTCGCAGTAACTGATTCAGTATATCCTGCTTATCAGGCACAGCGTAACTTCCCGGTAGAGGTTACTGTAATGGTAGAAGGCTTTGCTATTGTAAACTGGGTATCTGCAGCTGCTAGTCTTACTGCTGGCTACGTTACTCCGGGTGATCTGTTGAATAATCGTTATGTAAAGGCAGCGGCCTCTACAGCTGAGACTAACTTCATTGCTTTGAATCCTGCAGATGAGGCTAACGAAGTAGTTCAGGTTCTTGTTAAATAATAAACAATTAAATACATAAGACTTATGGTAGATACTACAAACTACAGTGACAAGGATTTCATCAAACAAATCCCTGAAATGGTACAGCAGTTGGATATGTACCGTGCTGGCAATGACCGTATCAAGCCGGTAGATATCAGCCTTGATGAGGTTACCAAGGAAAAGTTTGGTTTCACTAAGGAAACTCTGTTCGAGAAGATTGGTATTAATCCTCGTGTTACTACGATGCAGAATATTTATTCTATGCCCGACCAGAGCATCCGTTGGATCGTTCCGGAAATTATCCGTGAGGCCGTTACACTGGGTATGCGTCAGGCACCGTTCTATCCTGCAATCATCGCTTCAGATCAGCCGATCTCTGGATTGACCGCTATCATGCCGAGCATCAACATGTCGGATGCAGTTCCCGCTAAGGTGAACGAGGCAGAAACTATCCCCTTGGGTGATATCAGCTTCGGTCAGAAGTCCGTTCGTTTGTTCAAAATCGGTAAGGGTTTCAAGCTCACGGATGAAGTTAAGAACTACGTTTCTCTGGATGTCCTGGGCATCTATCTCCGTGACTTCGGTGTTCAGCTGGGTTATGCAATGGATAGCTTGGCAATGGATACTCTGATCAATGGTAACAAGGTGGATGGTTCTGAGTCATCTCCTGTAATTGGTGTTACTGATCCTGATAAGGGTATTACTTACAAGGATATGCTCCGTATCTGGGTTCGTGCAGCTCGTATGGGTCGCAACTTCCAGACGATGATCGGTTCTGAGAATCAGGCAGTTGAATTGCTGGATCTCCCCGAATTTAAGGATCGTCACCAGGGTACTACGGAAGCTACTCTGAATGTTAAGTCTCCGGTTCCCAAGAATGCTGATATGTACATCCATCCGGGTACTCCTGAAAAGCAGATCCTGATGGTAGATCCCTCTGCAGCATTGATTAAGCTTACAGCTCGTCAGCTGATGATGGAATCTGAAAGAATCGTTTCTAACCAGACTGAGGCAGTTTATGCTTCTCTCACAACCGGCTTCAGCAAGATGTACAATGATGCTACTCTCCTCTTGGCTTCTGATAAGAAGTTCAGTGATTACGGTTTCCCGACTTCTATGAACGTAGATCCGTTCCTGTTGGTAAACCTGGAATAATATAAATCCAATGCCCAGCTAACTCTAACCAAGCTAGCTGGGCTTTTCACCTTCTAAATAAGTAATTAAATATGGCAACAACAGTAACCGTGGGTCCTAATGCCCAAGTATTTCATGATGCTACAACTGGTGTAACAGTTTGTAAGGGGGAGGTAGTAACTCTCCGTTCAAGTCAATTGGCTTCTCCTAAGATTAAGCAGGCTCTGAGCACTGGTCATCTTATTCTCAGCGTACAGCCTGAGAAGTCACAGGCAATCACCTCTGATTCCGATATCGCTAAGCTGGACAAGAAGATCCAGGCTCAGTATAAAAAGGGTGTAGAGATT